GTTGAGGAGGGACGACGTTTCGCAGCAACTGCCGACATCCAAGTGTCCGATATGTCGGCTAATACTCCGGTGGGAACAACTCTTGCCGTACTTGAACGAACCCTCAAAGTCATGTCCGCCGTCCAAGCGCGGATTCACTACTCCCTCAAACAAGAACTCCGACTCTTAGCAGACATTATTCGGGATGACACGCCAGAGGACTACGACTACGAGCCGGAAACAGGCAACAGAAAAGCTAAAAAAGGCGATTACTCACACGTAGAAATTGTTCCTGTTTCAGACCCTAATGCTGCCACTATGTCGCAGCGTGTTGTTCAGTACCAAGCAGTTCTTCAGTTAGCGCAATCTGCGCCACAAATATACGACATGCCTGTGCTGCATAGACAGATGCTAGATGTGTTGGGTATTAAAAACGCAAGTAAGTTAATTCCAACTGAAGAAGATCGTACACCGCAAGACCCTGTAACTGAGAACATGAACGTGATGAAACTAAAGCCAGTCAAAGCGTTTATGTATCAGGATCACGAAGCGCACATCAAAGTGCACATGGCGGCAACGCAAGACCCATTAATTCAACAGTTGATGGGGCAAAACCCACAAGCGCCAGTAATTCAACAAGCAATGATGGCGCACATTGCAGAACATTTAGGCTTTGCTTACCGCAGCAAGATACAAGAAGCGTTGGGCGCAGACCTACCTATGCCTGATGAAAAAATGGACCCAGCGGTGGAAGTACAGCTTTCCCGTTTGATTGCACAAGCTGCTCCAATAGTTTTACAAAACAGTCAGGGGCAAGCAGCACAACAAGCTGCTGCTGCGCAAGCGCAACAAAACCAACAAGACCCTGTAATCCAGATGCAGTTGCAGGAACTGGAATTGAAGAAACAAGAGTTGCAGTTAAAAGAGAAAAAACTGGCGACAGACGCTGCAGCCAAAGCAGACGAATTGCATCTGAAGAAAGAACAGATACAAGGAACTATGCAGTTAAAAGGCGTGGAACTCGGTTTAAAAACTCGCGCAGAACAAGCAAGAGATACCGCAGCAAATGAGAAAGAAGGAATCCGGCTTGGCACCGAAATAGCCAAAACACGCGCAGAGCAAGCACTGCGTGCCCATGAAATGAAGAAACAAACATTACCAAAAGGAAGTGAATGACCACTTTACACGAGTACACGTCGTTTGTTGACGTCCTGCGCAAAAAAATTCGGGACGATATGAACAACTATGCTGACGATGTCGCAGGCGGTGCCTGCGCTGATTTTCCGGCTTATACAAAGCTTTGCGGTGTTATTCAGGGTCTAGCTATCGCAGAGCGCCATTTAATCGACCTTGCTGAGAAAGCTACGAAAGACGACTACGATGAGTGATTTACTACTCCCGCAATACTTGAAGGACTTGATTAAACAAGAAAAAAACTTAACGGACGAAACAGTTGATTCGCCCGGTGATGCAAATAAAGCACGTCAACTACCAAGAGCTGTGGGGCATAAGATTTTATGCGCAGTACCTCCAGCACAAGATACGTTTGAAGATTCTGAAATTGCTAAAGCCAGCATTTCGCAAAAAATCGAAGAACAAACTACAACAGTACTGTTTGTTGTGGAACTAGGCCCTGACGCATACCAAGACAAAAATAGGTTCCCAAGTGGTCCTTGGTGTAAGGCAGGTGATTTTGTTTTAGTTCGTGCTTACAACGGCACTCGTTTCAAAATTCATGGGCGTGAGTTCCGTGTAATTTTTGACGACCAAGTTGACGGTACGGTTGAAGACCCACGCGGATACGCGCGATCAGCATAAGGAGTTGTATATGGCTACTGAAGAATACATGACGGAGCTAAGAACTCCGGGCAGCAGTGACGACCTGCCAGAAATACGTAATGACGACGATGATATTGAAATTGATATTAGCGGCGAGTCTGATGTCGAGATCGAAATTGTAGACGATACCCCCGAACAAGACCGAGGCAGAAAACCTCTGGAGCGCGAAGTCGCGGACATTTCCGATGAGGAAGTAGAGCAGTACAGCGACAAAGTTCAAAAGCGTATTAAAGAGTTGGCTCACGCACGGCACGATGAACGCCGCGCTAAAGAATCCGCCCTACGCGAACGGGAAGAAGCTATTCGGGTAGCCCAGCAGCTTGTAGAAGAAAACAAGCAGTTGCGCGGGTATGTCAATTCGGGAGAGCAGACTTTTGCTGAAGTTTTAAAGTCTAAAGCAGAGTCCGATCTCGAGATGGCTCGTAAAAAGTACAAGGAAGCGGTGGAGTCGTATGACACCGATGCCATGTTGGCAGCACAGGAAGACTTGCAAGATGCAAAGATTAGGCTTGATAAAGCAAATAATTTTAAGCCAACTACTTTACAAACTGAAAAAGAACCTGTATACAGTCAACCATCACCTTCTACGGAAGCGCGACCCGACGATAAAACCTTGCGCTGGCAAGCTAAAAACCAGTGGTTTGGGTCACCCGGTTACGAAGAAGTCACTGCTATGGCTCTTGCTGTACACCAGCGGCTAACGGCAGAAAAAGGCGCTGACTACGCTCGCACTGACGAATACTACGAGAGAATCGACTCTCGCCTTAAAGAAAAGTTTCCTGAAATTTTTGGGGAAACTACTAAGCCTCAAGGCGCATCCACTTCCAAAAAACCAGCCGCGACCGTTGTCGCTTCCGCTGCGCGTTCTGCTGCAACTAAAAAGGTAAAGTTGACAAGATCGCAAGAAGCTATTGCCGCAAAACTTGGACTTACCCCTAAACAATATGCAGTTGAACTTATGAAGATGGAGGCTCGTAATGGCTAATACACGTACACCCCGTGAACTTGAAACACGCGATCATGAAATCCGTGCGGACTACAAACCGCCGAGCGTACTGCCAGACCCAATTCCTGATCCATACTATAAGTTTCGTTGGATTTCAACTCACGTCTTTGGGCAAGCAATTCCGTCTCATGTTTCTTTGCAGATTCGTGAAGGCTGGGAACCTGTAAAAGCGATAGATCATCCTGAATTAAAGCTCCCCTCCAATGAACAAGGCGAGGTGCAGATGGGTGGCTTACTACTTTGCAAGATGCCAAAAGAAAAAGTTGAAGCGCGAAATGAATATTATCAACGTCAGGCCGAAGGTTGGATGCAGTCGGTCGACAACAACTTAATGCGCCAAAGCGACCCAAGGATGCCTCTGTTCAATGAACGGAAGTCTGCGACAAGTTTTGGCAAAGGTACGAAGTAATATTTTATTAACTAGGAGATAAAATGGCTTATCCTACTATATCAGCCCCTTACGGCTACAAGCCAGTAAATCTGATTGGTGGTCAGGTGTATGCCGGTTCGACACGTAATTTGCCGATCCAGTACAACTCCTCCACTGCTATTTACTACGGCGATTTGGTATATTTAAACGCGGGTTATATTGACCGTATTTCGTATCCTTTGAATTCTACTAACACAACTGTTGGTGTTTTCTTGGGCTGCTATTACACAAACCCAACAACTAAACAGCGTCAGTTTGCGCAATACTACCCCGGCAGTGTAGCTGCTGGTGATATTACTGCAATCGTTGCTGATGATCCTGATCTGATTATCCAGTGCGCTGTAACTACTACAGCTTCGTCTGGCACTATTGGTTCCGCTTCGTCGCTGTTAGTTGGCGGTAACGTGGTTGGTACTACTACAACGGGTTCAACTTCAACTGGTAACGGTACAGGTGCGGTTATTGCAACCACTGCCCAAGCTGCTAGTACTGCGGGTTTCCGTATTGTTGGCTTGGTTCCAGATACCCAAATCAGCACATCGGGTACTTATGTGAATGGTGGCGCTGCTGCGTCAACTTCTGTAGGTATTTCTGGTTTGACTGTTGGTCAAATCATTCCTTTGGGCACGGACATCTTTAACGTAGTTAATGGACAGCTGCAGTACACCGGCGCTACTACAACAGCTTCAACAACTGTTAGCACAACCGGAACTACAGCTATTTCTACTACATCAATTGCAACAGCGGTTACGGGTACAGTTGCTTTGGTACAAACCCCTGAAGTTCTGGTAAAACTGAACTTCGGTACACATCGCTATAACATAGCATAAGGAGCATAAATAATGGCTATTTCACGCGCACAACTACTGAAAGAGCTGCTCCCCGGCTTGAACGCTTTGTTCGGTCTGGAGTATGCTCGCTATGGCGAAGAGCACAAAGAGATTTACGAAACTGAAACCTCTGAGCGTTCTTTTGAAGAAGAAACTAAACTTTCAGGTTTCACTGCTGCACCTGTCAAG